GTCGTTTTTTCACACATGCAGTAATTATGAAGGCAAGAATATGACCGCCCGAACGCCGCATAATCTGAAAGTCATATCTGGAACGGTGCAACCGTGCCGTACTGATGCCGACCCGGTGAAGTGGGAGCCGCTTACTGTGGCGCCTCCGGTACCGCCCTGGCTGAACAACTATTTGGCAGTCGAGGAGTGGATACGGATAACCCCCTTTCTCGTCCGGCTCAAACTAATGTCAGAGGGGGATATCCCGGCGGTGGCGACCATGTGCGACCTGTATGCATCTTATATATGCGCCTCGTTGGAGGGGGGTAAACTCGATGCTTCGAGCATTGCCCAATTGCGGGGGTTGTGGGCGGACTTTGGAATGACGCCCCTTTCGCGCAGCAAGATTCGAAATCCAGATACCCCCAAGAATCCGCAAAGCAAATTTGGCAGCAATGGCAAACGGGCGTGATTATGTTGTGATCGCCCGCGACTACGCGGAGCGTGCGGCCGACCCAAAGAACAAACGGGACTTCGGGGTGTGGGTGCGGCTGGCCGCGCAGCGGTTCCTCGATGACCTCGTGCGGCCGAACGCGCCGTTTGTTTTTGACGAGTGGCACGCGAACGATGTGTGTGACTTCGCGGAGAAACTCCCGCACGTCGAGGGTACATGGGATACCCCAGAAATCGTCCTGCATGAATCTCACGTGTTTTTTCTAGTTAACCTGTTCGGGTTTCGGAAGCACGACGGGACGCGGAGATTTACGACGGCGCTATTCGCAATTGCCCGGAAGAACGCTAAATCGACGCTCGCCTCGATCATCGGTTTGTATTGCCAAACCTGCGAAGGCGAAAACGGCCCGCAGGTAATCACCGCGGCAACCACAGGATCACAAGCGCGAATTGTGTTTCGTGTGGCTAAGGCCATGGTCGACAAAACCGAAGAACTCCGCGAGGAATTCAATCTGCAGGCCTTCGCGAACGCGATCGCGTCGTTTGATAACGCCGGCAGTTTCAAGCCGATCAACGCGAAGGCGAGTACGCAAGACGGCTTGAATCCCTCGTGCACGATCCTTGATGAGATTCACGCGCACAAAAACCACGACCTGCTCAACGTGCTGAAGTCGGCGGCTGGCGCGCGGCGCAATCCGCTGTTCCTATACCTGACGACGGAAGGCTATGCCAATGCCGGCCCGTGGGAGGAAGAACGCGAATTCGCGAAAAAGGTCTTGCGCGGGCTGATCGAAGCGGACCACTACCTCGCGCTGTACTACGCGGTCGACGAGAAGGACGACGACCTCGGCACGGAGGAGGACGACGATTTCGATGAGAACGCGTGGCGCAAAGCTAACCCCCTGATGGCGGTAAACCCGCTGCTACTGGCGGAGATTCAGAAACTAGCGCTCGAGGCCCGTGACAAGCCCGGCACGCACTCGGAATTCAAGATCAAGCGGCTGAATCGACCGTCGAGCGTGGCGAAAGGCTGGGTCAACATCACGAAGTGGCGCGAGTGCCGTGGCGTGGTCGACCTCGAATACCTGCGGAAATTCCCCTGTCACGGCGGCCTCGACCTTTCGAGCACCACCGACCTGGCCTCCTTCCGCCTCACGTGGAACGTGAACGGGTTCCTGTACACGCACGGATGGCGCTGGGTCCCGGCGGCAGCCGTGCGGCGTCGCACGACCCGCGGTCTCATCCCCTACTCGGGGTGGGTGGGTCGGGGGTTCTTGATCGAGAGCGGCCACGAGGTCATCGATTACAAGCCGATCGAGGATCAGATCGTTCGTGCAAACGAGGAGTTCAATCTCGTCAGCGTGGGCTACGATGCGTGGAACGCCTCGCAGCTCGTTCAAAACTGCCGCACCCGAAGCGTGACGATGGAGCAATTTATTCAAGGGCCGCGGAGTTATCACCCCGCCATGCAGGCACTTGAGGTAGCATACCTCTCAGGAAAATTCGCCCACGGCAACGACCCGGTGCTCAATTGGAACGCTTCGAACGTCATTGCCCGGCAGGATTCGAATCTGAATACGGCGCCTGACAAGAAACGGGCGACTGAGAAGATTGACGATTTTTGCGCCCTGCTCATGTCCATCGGAGTTCCGCTGTTGAAAACCCCGGAGCCCGAGAAGAAATACCAGATGCTTTTTGTGTGAGGGGATATCAACGATGAATCGCGCTTACTCCGTCCTCGAGATCAAAGCGACCGCCGGGGATGCCGGAGGCAAGCGGACCTTTACCGGGATCGCCTCAACGCCGTCCACCGACCGGATGGGCGATCAAGTCGAGCCCAAGGGCGCGCAGTTCAAGCTGCCGATCCCCCTCCTGTGGCAGCACGACAGTCGCCAGCCCATCGGCTGGGTGACGGGCGCCAAGGTCACGGACAAGGGCATCGAGATCGAGGGCGAGGTCGCCACTGTGGCCGATGCCGGCCCGCTCGCTGACCGCCTGACCGAAGCCTGGCAGATGCTGAAGTCGAAACTCGTGCGCGGCTTGTCGATCGGGTTCAACTCGATCGAGTCGGCCCGCATCGATGGCACCTACGGCCTGAAGTTTCTGAAGTGGGAATGGCTCGAGCTGTCGGCCGTGACCATCCCCGCGAACCAAGATGCCTCGATCACGGCGATCAAGTCGATCGACGATCGATTCATGCGAGCCGCGTTTGGCTCCTCCCGCCCTGGCGTTTCAGGGAACCAACCACGCCAGAAAGGCACCGAAATGAAAACCCTGAAGGAACTGCTCGAACTGCTCGCGACGAAGACCGCGCGCATCGAGGAAATCACCACGCAATGGGAACAGAAGGACTACAGCCGCACCGCTGAAGAACGCGCCGAACTGCAGACCCTGCAGGCCGATGTCGACCAGCTGGACGACGACATCCTCATGGCCCGCATGCATGAGCGCAAAGCGGCGAACGCGCGCCCGATCGACGGCGGCAGTGCCGAAGGCGCCTCGCGCAGCCGCGGCGGCCTCAGCTTCGTGAAGATGCAGGACCCGGACGACAAGTTCAAGGGTCAGTCCCTCACCCGCCTGGCGATCGCCAAAGCCGCGGCGTTCATCGCCATGAAAGAGGGCAATTTCCTCAACGCCGGCGATTGGGCCGCGTCCCGTTGGGGCAAGACTCACCCGAACCTCGTTCGTTACATCAAGGCTGCTGTGGCCGGTGGCGGCACGGGGTCGGGCGAGTGGGGCGCCGAGCTCGCGCAGTCGGACACCCGTTACAACGGTGACTTCGTCGAGTTTCTCTACAGCATGACGGTGTTTGACCGCCTGCCGCTGCGTGCCGTCCCGGCGCGCGTGCACATCAAGGGTCAGGACGGTGCGGCGACCGGCTACTGGGTCGGTGAGTCGAAGGCGATCCCGGTCAGCAAGCCCGACTTCTCGGATGTTGAACTCACGCCCCTGAAGGTCGGCGCCATCGCGGTCTGCTCGAAAGAGCTGGTCACGGACTCGGACCCGTCGGCGGAGTTGTGGATTCGCGACAGCATCGCGCAGGCAAGCGGTCAGCGCGTGGACACCACGTTCCTGTCGGCTGCAGCTGCGAGCGCAGGTGTCTCGCCGGCCGGTATTCTGAACGGTGTGTCTGCGCTGGCGCCTTCGGGCGCCGACGCGGCCGCCGTGCGGGCCGACATGATGTCGCTGTACGCGTCGTTCCTGACCGCGAAGAACGCGTCGGGTCTGGTGCAGATCATGACTCCGTCGATGGCGAAGGCCCTCGCGCTGCTCGTGAACGCGCTCGGCCAGCCGGAATTCGTGGGCCTGAACGCGAACGGCGGCACGCTGCTTGGCGACACGGTCTACACCGGCGATAACGTCACGCCGGGCGACTGGATTCTGCTGAAGCCGTCCGACATCTGGAAGATCGGCGACAGCGGCGTTCAACTGTCGATGTCCGACAGCGCCATGGTCGAACAGAACGACGCCCCGCAAGGTGCGACGGACACGCCGACCGCGGCCTCGGCCACGATGGTGTCGCTGTGGCAAGAGGAATCGATCGGCTTCAAGGTGGTGCGTCGCATCAACTTCCAGAAGCGTCGCACCTCCGCCGTGGCCGTGCTGTCCAACGCCGAGTACGGCGGCGTGGTGAGCTGATCGGTTGATCGAGGGTCCATCCCCGGGGGCTTCGGCTCTCGGGGATTTTTTCAAGGCAGGAGAACTCGAAATGCCTCAAGTCACCGCCACGAAGGCTCACCGGTACGGCTCGACGCAGTACGCAGCCGGCGACACCTACCAAATTCGCGACGAACATTTGCGGCTCTACAAGGCGTTGGGCTGGGTTTCGACGGCTACCCCCGCACCCATGCCTCGTGCGGTCGCTGCGGAGGCCGTAACCGTCCCGGCGGCCCCTTTCAAGCGCGGCCCTGGCCGCCCCCGCAAGGATGAGCGCACTGCGTTTGGTGGCACCTACGCACGCCGTGACCTTGTGGCCGCTCCGGCGCCGCAAGCCCCGGTCTACACCTCGCCCGGCACCTCGCCTGACGAAGCGGAATGAGCCGCTTCCGTACCTTTCTCCGCAAGGTTGCCGGAGCCGTCACAAAGGCGGCGCCGAGCACCCTATCGGGCGTCAGCGGGCAGGGCGGCCGGTGGTTCACGCTGTTCGACAGCGACCGCATGCTCGGAGACTGGCAACGAGACATAGAGGTCGACCGCGGCGCCGTACTCGGGAATTGGGCCGTCTTCGCCTGCATCACGCTCATCGCGAGCGACGTGGGCAAGTTGTGCCTCGACCTGGTCGACGAGGTCGACGATGTGCGGCAGGAGGTCAAGAGCCCGGCGTTTTCGCCGGTGCTGCGTAAGCCGAATCGTTACCAAACGCGGCAGAAGTTCATCGAGCAATGGCTCGTGTCCAAGCTCACGAACGGCAATACCTACGTGCTGAAGGAACGTGACGCCCGGGGCGTTGTGATTGCGCTGTACGTGCTCGATCCGTGCCGGGTCGAGCCTCTCGTTTCCGAGAGCGGCGACGTCTACTATCGTCTGCAACAGGACAATCTCGCGCAGGTGCCTGACTCGCTGCCCGCGGTGCCGGCGAGCGAGATCATCCACGACACGATGGTCTGCTTGTATCACCCGCTCGTCGGGATTTCCCCGATCCACGCGTGCGGGCTCGCGGCCACGCAGGGTCTGAAGATTCAGCAGAATTCGGCGAAGTTCTTCACAAACATGTCGCGGCCGAGCGGTGTGCTGACCGCGCCAGGCCAGATCAGCGACGAGACCGCCGGGCGCCTCAAAGAGAATTGGGAAAAGAATTTTACCGGCGACAAGATCGGCCGTGTGGCCGTGTTGGGCGACGGCCTGAAGTACGAAGCCATGACCGTGAACGCCATTGACGCGCAGCTGGTCGAACAGCTGAAGCTCTCGGCCGAAATGGTCTGTTCGACCTTTCACGTACCGCCCTTCAAAATCGGCATCGGCGCGATCCCGGCCGGGCAAAAGGTCGAAGACCTGAACCAAATTTACTACAGCGACTGCCTACAGGCGCTGATGGAATCGATCGAGGCACTACTCGACGAAGGCCTCGGCCTCGTGGACGTTCCGGGCCACAGCTACGGTGTCGAGTTCGATCTCGATGACCTGCTGAAGATGGATTCGACCACGCAGACCGAGAACCTGAAGGTTCAGGTCGGCGCGGGCATCCGCAAGATCGATGAGGCACGTGCACAGCTTGGGTTGCCCCCCACACCTGGTGGCGACACGCCCTACCTGCAGCAGCAGAACTACTCGCTCGCAGCCCTGGCCAAACGTGATTCGAGCGCGGACCCGTTCGGCAAGACACCCGCCGCGGCACCGACCCCCGCGCCCGTGCCGCCGGTCGGACCGGACCCGACGAAGGCGATTCAAGACCTGATCGACACCATCAAGGCGACGCCTGCGGTCGACCTCAACCCGGTGCACGAGGTCATCGCCAGCCTTGCCGAACGCCTGCGACAGGCCGACCTCGAAACGAAATCGGCGTTGGAAGCGATGCGCGGAGAATTGCAGCAACGCGAACAGAAAGAACAGGTCGTCAGCGATCTGCGCGAGCTCGAACGCCTGATGCGTGCCGAGTTCGAAACGCCCACACCCTGAAGGGTCGGAAAATGTCGGAAATCAGCGAGATCGCAGACAGCCTCACGAAGACGGTGAAGGGCTATGTTGCCCGTCGTTTCGGCGAGCTGGAAATCACGTTGCGTGAACTGATCGCGACCACGTTTCGAGAACTGCCCCCGGCCATCAACGGCAAGGATGGCGCGCCCGGCCCTCAGGGTGAGCGTGGGGCCGCGGGAACCGACGGACACAACGGCGAACGCGGCGTGGACGGCATCAATGGCAAGGATGGTGCGCCAGGCATCGATGGTAAAGACGGTGCTCCCGGCCCTCAGGGTGAGCGTGGCGCCCCCGGCATCGACGGCAAGGATGGTGCGCCCGGCATCGACGGCAAGGATGGCGCCCCCGGCATCGACGGCAAGGATGGTGCGCCCGGCCCCCAAGGTGAACCAGGGACGGCCGGACCTGCGGGCGAGGCGGGTCCTCAAGGTCCGGTCGGCGTCGATGGTAAAGATGGTGCGCCCGGCCCTCGGGGTGAGCGTGGCGCCCCCGGCGAACCCGGAACGGCCGGCAAGAGCGTGACCGTCGACGACATCAAGCCGCTGATCCAAGGTGAAATGAGCCGTTGGGAGCTCGATTTCGAGCGCCGGGCCACCGACCTACTGCAGCGGGCCGTCGATCGCTTCCCGCAGCCTAAGGATGGCCGCGACGGGGTGAGTTTCGACGACTTCGCGCTCGAGTCGAAGGACGGCGGTCGGACCATCGTGGTCAAACTGCGCGGCGCTGGCCACGAGGAAACCGTCGTGCGAGAGGTTCGAACGGCCGCGCTCGTCTATCGAGGCGTGTACAAAACCGACACGAAGTACCTGCATGGTGATGCGATGACTTACGGCGGCAGCATGTGGGTGGCGCAGAAAGACGACCCCGGCACGCCAGGCGACGGCATCGGCTGGAAACTTGCGATCAAGCGGTAGGAGCGGCCCGTCATGACCCCCCGCATCATCGAGATTTTCGGCGCAGAGCCGTTGACCGTCGCGCAGTGCCGCAAACACCTCGAGCAACCCGAGTACGGAGACAGCGAGCTTGACCTGTTGGACGACGCGCAGATTGAGGATTGGCTCGCCGCGGCACGTGAGCACTGCGAGGATTTTCTTGGCCTGTCGTTGACGACACGCATCCTCGAGATCGCGTTCGACGAGTTCCCCCGGCGCTACCCCCCGCACCCCCACCACCACCATCGCCACGCGCAAGCCGTCAACCCTCTTTCGATCGTCCTACCTGGCGGCCCGGTGCGTCAGGTGCTGAGCGTTTCATGGGGTGACGAGAGCGACAACGAACTGAATGACGATGCGTTCACGCTCGATCTGTACCGCGCGCCGGCGGCGCTCACGCCGGTGTCGGGTTCGTGGCCGGCCGTCACGCGCGCCACGAACGTTGTGAAGATTCGCTACCTGACCGGTTACGGTGTTGACTCCGATGGCGGCCAGGCGCTTCCCGCCGTCCTGCGCTCCGCAATCCTTTTGGTGCTGGGCGAGCTGTACGCGAACCGGGAGAACGCCGGCGACGTGCAGCTGTTCGAGATTCCGACGAGTGCGCAAGCCCTCATGAGGCCGCGGCGCGTGCGCCTCGGGATGGCATGAGCAAGCCTCTGCGGGCGGGGCGCCTGCGTCATCGCGTGGATGTCGAAGACCTCGTGACTTCACAAGACTCGGACGGCAACATCGTCGAAGGCTGGATGACCTTCGCGAGCCATGTCCCGGCCGAGATCGTCGCGCTGTCGGCGCGTGAGCTCATCGCCGCGCAGGCAGTGCAGTCGCGCGTGTCGAATCGCATCACGTTGCGCACATTGCCCGGCTTGCTGGCGCGCATGCGCATCGTGCACCGCGGGGTTGTTTACAACATCGAAGGTGTCATCCCCGACCCGGCCAGTGGCATCCGGTTCGTTACGTTGCCGTGCTCGTCGAATGTCAACCAAGGTTGATCACTGGCGCGACCGGTGGGCGGGTCGGACGGTCGCATGCCTGGCGAGCGGCCCAAGCCTCACGCGCGAAGACTGCGATCGCGTGCATGTGGCCGGACTGCATACCATCGTCACGAACACGACGTTTCGCCTGTGCCCGTGGGCTGACGTTCTTTTCGGATTCGACGCGCGATGGTGGCGCGAGCATCTGAGTGAAGTGTCGAAAGTTTTCAAAGGTGAGCGTCTCACATGCTCACCCGTCGGCCGTGCGTTGGGCGTGCCCACGCTGCACGGGGCGCAGTGGTTCACGACCTACCACAACAGTGGCGCAGCGGCGATCTCGCTGGCCCTCGCGAGCGGCGCGAAGCGGGTCGTCCTGCTGGGGTATGACTGCCAGAAAACGGGCGGCATGACACACTGGCACGGAGACCACCCGAAGACCTTGGGCAACGCCGTTTCAATGCCGCGATGGCCGCACCATTTCAAACAAGTTGCCCGGCGCGCACAGTCTCTCGGCATCGAGGTCGTAAACTGCTCGCGGGAAACCGCGCTCACGTGTTTTCCTCGCGCGCCATTGGAGTCGATCCTCTCTTGACGGTGCCGTCAATAACCCGCATCATGCGCCGGAGTCTGATGTTTCGGTGAGTGGCGACTCGACGCCTCTGCGGAAGGTGCGCTCTGCAGATCGCGAGACGAAGGATGTGCGCGCCCCGGCGACCGGGGAATGCGGCGACTGTCGTCACTCACCAAAACACCCGACACGAGAAACAGTGAAAACCATCCGATGTGGCCGCGGCCTCGGCGACTCGCTCTATCTGCAGAGCGTTGTGCGTCACCTGATCGAAACCGGCGTGCATCGCCGCATGCGTGTGCGCTCGGACTACCCCGACGTGTTCCGACCGCTCGCCGATCGAGTCGAAGTGACGCCGTTTAATCGAAACGTCGACATCGTCGCGCACTACTCGGCGCGCAAGGGGCGCGCGGGGACGACGCAGTTCGAGGACTGTTGCCAAGCGGCCGGCATCGTCGGGCCGGTCGATCTGCGGCTTGACTGGGGCGTCAGCGATGCCTCGCTCATGGTCAAGTACCTGATTCATACGGCCGGTCGCCCCCTCGTGCTCGTGCAACTGCCGCGGTCTCCGATGGGGCGCACCGATGGTTTCGGTGCGGAGCTGCTGCCCGACTGCCGATCGATTCAACTCGCCATCGATGTGCTGCGCGAGCGCGCGTTGATCGTGCAAGTCGGCGCCGGCGAGCCGCTCTATCGTTTCACCGGTATCGACATCGACCTCTCGAATCAGACGACCGTCGCGCAGTTGCTCGATGTCGCCAGTGCGGCCGACGGGTTCCTCGGTTACTGCTCGTTCATGCTGCCCCTGGCTGAGTCGTTCAACAAACCGGCGATCATGGTGTGGTCGCAGCGGGGCTTGCGAGCGGGGCACCCCTACGTGCGGCAGATCACGCCGCTGAAGGTCATCCACAAACCGGCGACAACCATCGCGGTCATGGATGACGACAAGGATGGAATACGAAAGGCCGCCTATGATTTTCTGCGATAAGCGAGACCTTGCCGCCATGTTCGACGGCAAGCGCGTTGCCGTCGTCGGCAGCGGCCCCGGATGTCTCGACAACGCGCCGGGCGTCATCGACGGGTTTGACGTGGTCGTGCGCGTGAACAACTACAAAACGGGTCCCGCGCAGGGCTACCGCACCGACGTGCATTACAGTTTCTTCGGAGACTCGATCAAGAAAACCGCGGACGAGTTGAAGGCCGATGGCGTCAAGCTGTGCGTGTGTAAATGCCCTGACGCAAAGTTCATGGATTCAGAGTGGCACCGGCGGATGAACAAGCCCAATGGCGTCGACTTCCGATACATCTACCGGCACCGGCGGGACTGGTGGTTTTGCCCGACTTACGTGCCGATGCTTGACGAGTTCCTGGCGGTGTTCAACATGCTGGACCGCCACATCCCAAGCACCGGGTTTTCCGCGCTGCTGGCGGTGCTTGAGCACGCGCCGGCCAGCGTGTACGCGACGGGCTTCGACTTCTTCAGTTCGCGTGTGCACAATGTCAACGAACCGTGGCGGCCGGGCAACCCCGATGACCCGATCGGGCACGCGCCGGAGCTCGAACGGAAGTGGCTGGCCGCGAATCTCGACCGCGTCACGATGGATGCGCGATTGACTAAAATCATGAAGGGGTGAACGAGTGCAATTCTGGTCTGAGTCAATCGAAAAACAAGTCGGAGACCGCGTGCAAACAGTGCTGCGCGAGCCGTACCTACTCGCGGCCTATGAGCGCTTCGGTGCCGAGGTGTTGCGCCGTTCCAGCGTCTTCCACGGCCTTGATCGGTTCCTATCGGAGCGAGGCGTGCAGGGCCGCCGGTGCTTCGAGATCGGCACGTGGAACGGTCTGACGGCCGCAGTCCTCTCGCGCTACTTCGACGAGGTGGTCACGGTCGACATCGAGGATCGGCCGCTGAAACACGAGGTGCTCGGTCACCTTGGCGTGAAGAACGTGAAGTGTTTCGCGATACAGAACAACGCCGAGAAAGCGCAGGTATGGAAACGCTTCGGCGGCGAGTTCGATTTCGCGTATCTCGATGGCGACCACGCGAACGACACGGCCACGGACTTCGAGCTCGTGCGCCGGTGCGGCCGGGTCCTGTTTCATGAGGCGTGGCCGTGGCAACCGGACGTGTTCGCACTGACGACGGCGGTGCTTCCGCGCGATGAGGTCGTGCACAACGGCATGGGCTTGGCATTGTGGGAGGAGGCAGTGTGAACGACACTCTATTCACGTATCGTGGGGCGCTGTACCCGGAGTACCTCAAGCACGGTAACGCGTGCCAGTTCATCACGGCGGCCGCGCTGCAATTCTGCAAGGGCAGTGGTCTCGACATCGGCGCCGGCCGTTGGCCACTGCCTGGCGCGACACCGGTCGAACTGCGCGACGGAGGCGATGCGATGGCCTCGCCGCCAGGGCCACATGACTACATTTTTTCGAGTCACTGCCTCGAGCACCTGGCTGATCCCGTGCGTGCCATTGAGCATTGGAAAGAAGGCCTCAAGCCGGGCGCGCCGCTGTTCCTCTACCTCCCGCACCCGGATATGGAGTATTGGCGCCCCCAGCACTGCCGCAAGCACCTGCACGCGTGGCTGCCGGCGCAGATGGCGCAGCTGATGACCGATCTCGGTTTCGTCGGGGTCATCCACAGCGAACGCGACCTAGCGTGGTCGTTCGCGTGCGTGGGGTTCAAGCCATGCGACTGACCGAACTCGATCCTGAATTCCTACGCGTCACTGAGTCCGGGTCGTTTCAGGTGGTTGAAACGATCGACGGGGCAATGGGCGTCTCGTTTCTTTGTCCTCTCTGCTATGCAAAGAATGGCGACCCACGCGGCACACATAGTGTGATCTGCTGGAGTAGCGACCGAGGGACTCCTGACGCCATAAGGCCGGGGCCGGGCCGGTGGACGCTCAAAGGAACGTCGTTCTCAGACCTAACCCTTGACGGCGAACGCGGGAAAACTCGTTCCGTTCAGCTTGTGGGCGGGTGCGGCTGGCATGGTTTCGTGACGAACGGGGAGGCCGAGTGATGGATCGATTCATCGCCCAGCACCCCGCGGAGATCGACGACGATCTCGCGCTTTGCCGCGAGCACGGCGTCGCCTATCAGCGTGACATGTCGCAACTCGTCGCCTATGACGAGCCGTACTACGCCAAGTGCGCCTCCTACGAAGATCAGGAGATCGCGCTCGCGATCAACGCCGGCCGTATCGCGATGGTGAATCGGCGGGTCGGTCAGAACCGTGTGGCTGACATTGGCATCGGCTCCGGCGAGTTCATCAAGAAACGCCCCAACACTTTCGGCCACGACGTGAACCCGGTGGCCATCGAATGGCTCAAGCGCAACGATCTGTGGGCGCATCACCTCGGCGAGTTCAGCGCCCACACCTTCTGGGATGTGATCGAGCACGTCCCGGAGCCGGAGGCCTATTTCCGTCACGTGCACCTCGGCGGGTTCCTTTTCACGAGCATTCCGATTTTCTACGCGGTCGGCGCGGTGCGGCTGTCGAAGCACTATCGCCCCGGCGAGCACCTTTACTACTTCACCGAAGACGGGTTCGTTCAATGGATGGAACGCCACGGGTTCCTGTTGCTCGAGAAGGACGATTTCGAGATTCGGGCCGGCCGTGAGAGCATCATGAGCTTCGCGTTCAAACGATACCGGTGGGCCGACAAATGACCGAAACCGTCAAACTGCAAGGCGCCGACGAGGTGCTCAACATGCTGCGGCAACTGCCGGCCGAGGTCGTCTCCAAACGAGGCGGCCCGGTGCGTGCCGCGCTGCGCAAGGGCGCAAAGGTCATTCAGGTGCAGGAGATCGCGAACCTGAACGCGGCCACGGCCGGCGGCAACACGTCGACCGGGTTCTTGGCAAAGCACGTCGTCGTGACCCGCGGCAAGGCCCCGACCGACGGTAAGGGCGAGCGATATCTCGTGCGTATCAAACGGGCCGCGTACATTCGTGCGGGGAACGACTCGACAAAATTGAAGAAACGCGAGAAGGCGGGGAAGCGCGTCACGACCTTGCAGACCGCGCAGCTGCTGGAATACGGCAGCAGTCAGCAACCGGCCGAACCGTTCATTCGCCCGGCCGTCAAATCGAAGGCTCAGGCGGCCATCACGGTCGCGACCGCCTCGCTCGTCGAAGCCGTCGACCGCATCGCGAAACGACTTCTGAAAGGCTGATGATGCTGCCTCCCGTTTACAACACCCTGCGCGCGAGCACCGCGCTTGCCGCCCTCGTCGGTACGCGCATCTATCGGCACGGCCAGGCGCCTCAGGGCGTGGTCGCCCCCTACGTCACGTGGAGCCTGATCACCGGCACTCCCGAGAATCAACTCAGCGGAACGCCGCCGGTCGACGCGATGACGATTCAGGTCGACTGCTGGGCCGATGGCGCGGCCGGTGACAAGGGCGTAGAAACCCTTGCCGACCTGGTGCGTGACGCGATGGAGCCCTACGCGCACATGACAGGCACGCCTGTCGACCAGCGGGAGACCGAGACGAAGCTGTGGCGGATGGCGCTGCAATTCGATTGGTGGATGAGCCGCGAGGCCGCATAATCTCGACCACATCACGCCCCCTGGGCTTCTCCTGAAAGGCACCATCATGACCGTCGGAACCGTCAAGACCCAAGGGTCAGAACTGTACTTTGTCGATACCGTCACGACCACTGACCTCGACCTCGTCAAACTGGTTTGCCCGACGGGCATTAGCGGCCTCGGCGGCGCGAAGGACCAGATCGAGACCACGTGTCTCGACACCACGGGAGACAAGGAATTCGTTGCCGGTTTGGGCAACCCCGGGCAAGTCTCCGTCCCGTTCAACATGATCCCGCGAGAGCACTCGCACCAAATCCTGTTCGACCTGAAAGAGGCGGGGACGGTGCTCAAGTGGCTTGCCTTGCTGTCCGAGAGCACCACGGCGCCGACCATCGACACCGACGGCGCGTTTGTCGTCCCGACGAACCGCTCGTCCTTCGGTTTCAGCGCCTACATCAGTGACGTGAACATCGATCTCGCCACGAACGAGATCGTGCGCGGCACCCTCACCCTGCAGCGTTCCGGCGCCGTGGTCTTCACGCCCTACACGCCGGCATGAGCCGCCTAGATGCGGCGTTTTTCCTGAGCGACACCCCCGTCTCTCGGAACGTGACCCTTGCCGACGGGTCGACTCACGCGTTTTGTTTTCGCGACCTGTCCGCCCAGCGCTGGGCGGACTATCACACGGAAATCGTTTCCGACGATCCCGAGGTCTCGAACCTCGCGCCGTACCGCCTCATTGCCGATTGCGTGTGCATGCCTGACTGCGGCGAGGCGCTCACTGTCGAAGAGGCACGAAGGCTTAAAGCCCCCGTCGTGGCCGCGCTGCGGCGCGCGTGCATGGACGCCAACGGCCTGACGAAGAAAGAAAAAAACGTCTAGGCGCCAGGGGCGAGGAGACTTTCTGGCACATCCTCGCCCTCGCGCTCGGCGGTCGCACGATCGTCGAGTGGAAGCGAGCAATGTCGCAGCGCGAGCTCGATTCATGGGTGGCGTTCTATCGGCGTTTCCCGTTCGACGATCGGCACCGCTACTACCGGCCCGCGGCCCTCGTCAGCGTGGCCGCGCGCACGGGCGACGTGAATCAAGCGATTCAATCTGCCCTAGACTACTTGGAACCGGAGCCGTTGCCTGAGGGAATGACGCTCGCGGACTACAACACGATGCGAGCCTTCGGGATCGATCCGAACACAGCGGGGTGAGCACGTGAGGCTACGGTTTGCGCACTCTTCGTTTGGCGGCAGCGGATATGGCGGCGCGATGTTCTGGGCTTTTTGGTTTGCCTCGCAAGGCCTCGGCTGTTTTCTTTTTAGCCTCTTCACTTCGCTTCAAACCGACGCGAGCAAGGGCGGCCGCTCTAATATGTTCGGGGGCTCGCGGAACCCCCTTCTTTGCTTTGCTGATGTTGGCGCAATGCTCAGGGGTGCGGTTTCGATTGAGAAGCGCGAGCGCCTCGCGCTGTTCAGGTGGAAGCGGTTTTCCTTTTCTCGCTGTCGAAAGCTTTGCTTTGTGTTCGGCACTGAGGGGGCCCCGCTTCATCCCGGCAGGGCTTTCCGCGCGTCGCATCCAGTTGTATTCAGGGAAGGCGATATCCAACCACGCTTGCTCACGGGCCAGAATGGCGGAACGGTCGGCGACTGGCTCGAGAACTCGGAATTCGAAAGCAACCGCCCCGTGTTTTGTCCACGCGGCTTGCAACTTTGGCGAACGGTGGATACCCCGGTTCAGGGCGCTTTTGTGCTCCGCCCAGCGTCTTCGAAAGCTAGTCGTGCTTCCGATGTAGCGTTTCCGGCTCGCATTGTGGATGATCGCGTAGACGCCGCCGGTAGTCGGGGCGGGGTTTTTCTCAAAGGTCATTGGCTTTCCAAGAAGGTTAATGACGAAGGAGACATATCATAGCAGCCGGTAGCATAGTAATCGACCTGCTCATGAAAACGGGCAGCTTCGAGACGGACACGAAGCGTGCGGAGAAGGCCCTCGAAGACCTGAAGAAACGAGCGGCAACCGTCGGCACGGCGGTCGGTGTCGGCCTTGCGGCCGCAGCAGCCGGCGCCTACGCCGCCTTCGAACACTTCGCCGGTGCTGCCGCGGAGTTCAAAGACCTCGAGGAACAGACCGGCGCGACCGCCGAGGAACTCGCGTCCCTGAGCGTTGTTGCCCAAGTCGCGGGCACATCTGTGGCCGACATGGCCGGGCAGATGAACAAGCTCACGAAGAACCTGAGCGGCGTCGATGACGAGTCGAAGGCCGCGGGTGCGGCGCTGTCGGCCCTCGGCATCCCGATCGAGGAATTCAAGAAGCTCAATCCCGTTGAACAGATCGACGCGCTGTCAAAAGCCTTCAATGGGTTCGCGGACGGGTCGCAGAAAACCGCGGTCGCTCTGGCGCTGTTCGGCAAGTCCGGCGCGTCGATGCTCAACGTGTTCAAGGAACTTGAGTCCTCGGGCGGCCGTCAAGTCATCCTCACGCAACAGCAAATCGAACTCGCTGACGACTACAAAGACAAGCAAGCTCGCCTGAACGCTACGCTGAAGGCCTACGCGGCGTCGGCGGCCACGGATGTGTTACCGGCCCTCAATGATCTTACGGCGGCCGGTAAAGAGGTCTTCGCCGAGCTGGCGGGCATCGACGCGAGCGGCAAGAAACTGGCGACCGAATCGCCGATCAAGGAATTCGCTCAAGGTGCCGTCGACGTGCTCGCCTTCGTGGTCGATGCGGGTCAGGGTGTTGCCCGTGTCTTCCAAACGATCGGCAAGGTCATCGCTGCGGAATCGGCAGCCTTGAACGCTCTCACACACGGCGACGTGCAGGCCGCGAAGAACATCGCGATAGAGGCGCAGGCTGATATCGACAAGCTCCTCAGCGCGGAGCTTTTCAGCCAGCGCATCGCCCGCATCCGCCAAGCGGCGCAGGAGGCGGCCAAGCCCGACCCGAACCAGTCCGACGCAGAGACGCGCCGTCTTGGCCGCCGGCCACAGCTCGAATTCAATGGCGCTGCGAAGAAAGACAAGGCCGCCGGCGACAAGCAAACCGAGGCCGACCGCTACCTCGAGGCCTTGCAGAAACAGGTCGAGGGCGTCGAACACCTGTCGGCCCAAGAGAAAGCCCTTGCCGAGATTCAATCGGGCCGCCTGAAGGGCATCACGCCGCAGGTCGAGGTGCAGATTCTGCAGACGGCCCAGCTCCTCGACTACGAGAAGCAGCTCAAAGAACTGCGTGACGGCGAGGTCCAGACAAACACGAACATCGGCAAGGCGCAGCTGGCCGAGGCCGACGCTATCGCCAAGCAAAACATGGCGCTGCGTGACGAGATCGACGCCATCGGCCTGTCGAAAGAGGAGCTCGCCGCGAGGGAACTGCAGCTCGTGCGCGTCACTCGCGCCGAGAAGCAAAGCACCCTGGCGAAGAAGGAAGCCGCCGGCGTGGATGAGACGCAGCTGCAGGTGCTGCAGCAAGAGATCGATCTTCTCACCGAACGCGAGCAACTCCTGACGCAGAAAGCCGATCGCACGGCCGAGGAGGCGGGCAAAGAGTTCGCCCAGAAAGCCGCGGACAAGACCCGCGACGTCCTCGGCGACCAGATCGAGGCGGGCATTCTTGACGGCTTCCGCAAGGGCGAGTCGCTGACCGACATTTTCCTGCGCGAGCTGAAAGCCCAGTTCGCAAAGACGATCCTGCGCCCGCTGATCCAGCCCATTGTGGACGCTCAGAATTCGGGCATCGGCAGCATTCTCGGATCGATCGCGGGCCTGTTCGGCAGCTTCTCGGGTTCGCCCATCACAGCCGGCGATAGCCCCCTGAGCGGCACCGGAGACATGATCCGCGGTCGTCACGCGGGGGGAGGTACGGAGCACGCCGGCGGCGCGTACCTCGTGGGCGAGAAGGGCCCCGAGGTCTTCCGCCCCAGCACCAGCGGGCGCATGCTGCCGAACGGCGTACTCGGCGGCCCCCGCCCCGTGACCGTTCAGGTCACGAACAACGGCTCCCCCGTGTCGGCACGATCCACAACGCAAGAGACCGACACGGGAACGCTCGTGAAGATCATGCTCAACGCCGTGGGCGCGGACGTTGCCGGCGGCACCGGGCCCGTATCCCGTGGCCTGAAGGCGCGCGGTGTGAACCTCAACAACTCCCTGCCGGTGCGCGGATGACGCTTCCGGCCATCATCACGCCGCCGGGGACCGCTGAGTTCCTGGCCACCGGCCACGATGTGACCGAGGACAGCGTGTATGCGCAGTGGAAGGCCGCCACGGGGCATAGCCGCACGCGCCGCGTGTGGACCGTCACTGAGCGCGAGGTCGGAATCGAGTGGTTCCTCGAAGCGGGCCAGCTCGAGGCGGTCGAAGAGTGGTTCGAGACGACGCTTCAGGCCGGCGTGCGGACCTTCTCAGCGCGTATCCGGAATGAGACGACGGGGCCTCTGCTGGTGTGGTGGGAGGCGCGGTGGACCCGCATTGAGTACGAAATGCTCCCTCTCGGTCGGGCGCACGTCACCGGCTCGCTGATGTTGTTCGGTGAGGGCAGCGTTGAGCCGCCTGAGTTCGGCCTCATGGCCGCCGAGTTCCTGATCGAGCTTCGTGACGTGCGGGCGACCGTCTACCCACCTGCGCATCTGGCCGCCGAGTTCCTGATCGAGTTGATCGGATCGCACCCATCAAGCATGGCCGCCGAGTTCCTGATCGAGCTGGGGATCGACACGGGCGAAGAGGCCCGAATTACGGAAGATGGAGAAACGCGACTGACCGAAGACGGCGAAACTCGCATCACTGAAACCTGACCTTATGGCTGCCCAGACTTACCCCGAATCCCTGCCGTGCCCCGCGTTACTGCAGTATGCGCCGCTTGAGCGCCGCCAACTGTCGGACCCGCGCCGCCCACGGGATGCGCGCGCACTGCAACGCGATCGAGGCGCGACGGAGCAGGCGACATGGCCGCCGTTGACGACCGCGCAGTTTGAAACGTTGATGGAATGGTGGCGCGGCAATCTTGAATACGGCGGCGCGTGGTTCGTGGCAACCTGGCCGACACCGCAGGGGGCCGTGCCGATCGTTCGTAAATTCACGCAGCAGCCGCGGCGCACGTTCCTGGCCGGCGGCTTCTGGCGCGTCACGGCCGCCCTTGAGGTGCGCGGCGTGGGTGAGTTCCCTGAAGCGTTCGGACCCCTCGTCTTGATGCGTTTCAACGGAGATGATCACACGACCGTCTTTCATGACGAGGGGTCGGCGAGCGCGAGGTGGACGACGGACGGTACCGTGGCGTACCTTTCGACCTCGCAGTTTGTCGACGGTGCCTCGTCGCTGTACCTGACTGACGACGAGGCGCGCCTTGCGACCCCGTATAACGCCGGGGTGGCGTTGGGTGACGAGGATTTCACTATTGAGTTTTGGGTCCGACCCGACAACAACCCGTTGGACGGCCGCACGTGGTTCGGCATCACCGATTCGGAAAGCGCGACAGCGGCATGGCTGTTTTACACCGGCTTGGCGGGCGGCGGCCACGGTGACGAAATGGCCTTCTTCTGGAAGACGAGTCTAGGCGTTGAGCACTCCATAATTTCCGACACTATTCTCGGCTCAATGGCGTGGACGCACTTCGCGGCGACGCGCAAAAACGATCGCGTGTCCTTGTGGCAGAACGGCGTGGAAGTGGCGTTTGAAACCGGGTTCTCCGGTTCGATCGCAGACCCGTCGCCCGCAGACTCGATGATGACGATCGGAAAGATCGCGACCGATACTGCGCACCTCGGCAACGCCGCGCATTACGACATGGTTCGAGTCTTCCGAGGTCTCGCGTTCTACACCCACCCCTTCACCCCGCCTGAGAGTTTCCCAACATGACCGACATTGTCCGCAAAGGGGTGACGCTCACAACTGCTCTGCAAGAGGCGGCCGCTATCGCCCCTATCAGCCGAGCGATGCTGTACGCCTACGAACTGCGTCATCCGACGGTCGCCATCCCGTTCCGGTTTGTGGACGACAAGACACCCCTGTTCGCCACGCTCGAGGCTGACGCGCCGTCCAATGCGGGCGAGGTCGTGGAGTTCATCTCATGCCCTGTGCGGGTTGAACGACCGGAGGAGTCGGACACAGCGGCCTCGCCTACGGTGACGCTTGCCCGGTCAGATGTGGCCGGCATCCTGAAACCGGTGTTCGATGCGGCGCGCGGGTCGATCGATGAATGGGTGCTGATCGAACGCGTCTACTCGAGCGATGACACGACGCGTCTAGCGCAGTCACCCCCGTTGGCCTTTGAGCTGTCGAAATTCGAGATCGCCGGTGCCGGCGCGCGCCTGACAGCCTCGTTCGATGACGATGCCAACATCGCGATCCCCGCGCTGCGGTTCAAGCGGTCGGAGTATCCCGGGCTCAAGCGATGAGCGCGCATTGGGCTCGCGACCTGGTCGGCCGTTCGCACACCCCGGCGCGCAACTGCTGGTGGCTCGTGCGCGAAGGCTGGCGCCGACGCTGGGGTGAGGTGCTGCCGATTGTGGCCGTCGGCGACCCCGCGCCCAGCGCCGAGAACTACCGCGCGATCCGCGCCGCGGCCCGCCAGGCGCACGCGACGCGTCAGCCAGTGCCTCGGGATGGGGATGTGGTCGTCATGGCCGGCATGGGCCGCCTACACGTCGGCATGGCCTGCGAAACGAACGGGCGACTCGGCGTGCTTGAGTCCGACCACAATGCTGGGGTTTGCTGGCGGCCGTGGCGTGAAGCGACGGCATGGGCCGAACGAGTCGAAGTCTGGGGGAAACCTGTATGAAACGCGCGGTTGTCGGGGTCTGTTCGAACCCTCTTGTCGGGATGCACGTGCGCGACATGAGTTCGTGCGCACTGGGCGTGAGCATCGCGTCGCTGGCCCCGACCCCCGAAGGCTCGCTGATCTGCCGCGTGAACGGCGAATGGCTGCTGCGTGAGTCATGGGCCAGCCACACGCGGGCCGGCGACGTCATCGAGTTCTACGATGTGCCGCGCGACAAAGAAGACTTGCGGGGCCTGCTGCAGATTGCGGCGATCGTCGCCTCGATCATCCCGGGCTTTCAGGAGTTCGCCCCGTACCTGTTCGCTGCGTCGGCCGCGTACAACCTACTCATCCCGCCGTCGGCCATCAAGGCGCCGCCGCGACCCGGGGAAACAGGGGATACGTTCTCCACAAGCCTGACGGGCAACCAAGCCCGACTTGATCAACCGATCTGGCGTATCTGTGGCCGGCGCGAGATCAATCCGCCATTCGCGGCGCAGCCCTATTTCGAGTTCCTGCCCAAAGTCGGTGAGACCGATGTCAACCTTGACAACGAGCAGTACTACTACGCCCTCCTGGCCGTCGGTGTGGGCGACTACGATGTGATCGCCAAGATCGGAAATACGCCGCTCTCGCGCTTCGCCGACATCGTGACGGCTCAATACCTCGCGCCGGGTGTCGCACCCGCGACGGTGGCTGCCAACGTCACCACGGCTGAAGAGGTGTCCTCTCAGGTCCTCGAGTCGGGCCGCTACGTTGGGGGCATCGCGGCGTGCGCACCCGACCGCACGTGTGCCTTCGTCGGCATCGATGTGGTCGCCACGCGAGGCCTCGGCAAGACCGCGGCCCTGACGGTCGAATGGCGAGTGGAGCAACGCCCGATCAATGACTTCGGGCAGGCGATCGGCGCGTGGGCGATCCTCGGCACCGAATCGCGAACGGCCTTCACGTCCACGCCTCAACGGTGGAGCATCAAGTACCCGATTCCAACACCGGCGCGTGTCGAGATTCGGGTCGTTCGAACCGACATCAAAGACACCGATCCGCAAGCGCTGCACGAGATCGCGTGGACGGGGCTGCGCGCGTACCTGGCAGAGCCGGCGCCGCTTAACGAACACACGGCGCACTTCGAGATCGTGCTGCGCGCGAGCTCGCAGCTGTCGCAGAACGCGGCGCGCGACGTGCGCCTGATCACCTACGGCAAGGCCCGAGCCCTGAATTCAGACCTGACGTGGGCCGCAGCGGCGCGCACCCGGAATTGGGTGTGGTGGGTGCTGGACCTCGCTACGTCGACCACGTGGGGGATCGGCCGGCCGGACTACCGTGTCGACCTTCAATCGTTCTACGACTTGGGCGTTCAAGCGGAACTGCGTCAAGATCGTTTCGATTACACCTTCGACTCCACGATGGGCGCGTGGGACGCTATGCAGATGATTGCCCGCGCCGGCCGTTGCCGGGTGTTCCGTCGCAACGGCGTTATCAGTATCGCGCGTGACGAGCTCGCCGACCTGAGCGTTACCGCCTTCACCCCGCGCAACTGCGAACCGCAGATGCAGATTTCAGAGAAGCTGCGCACCCACCGAACGCCTGACGGGGTCGTGGTCGAGTACCAAGACCATCGGACGTGGGAATGGACACCGATCGAGTGTCCGCTCCCCGGCGTGGTTGAAATGGCCGACCCAGTGCGCTTGCGCCTGGAGGGCGTCACCGGTCAAACGCACGCCCATCGCGAAGGCCTGTACGAAGCCGCGAATCTGCTGTACCGGCCGCGTACAGTGGAGTTCAAGACGGAGATGCAAGGCATGCTCCCGGCGTACCTGAGCCCCGTCGATTTCATCGCCGATGTGGCCGGTTACGGGCACTCGGGAGATGTGGCGTTCTGGGACGAGGGCACGCTCACAGCCACGCTGACGGAGCCGGCCGACTTCACTGGCGGGCCGCTGTTCCTGACGTTGATTCGTGATGACGGGTCGCTCACCGACGCCGTCGAAGTCTCGGCCGGCGCGACCCCGTATGAGGTCGTTCTCCCCGAGGCCCCTGACTTCGATCTCGTGTTGGATAGCGGCACGCGCGAGCGTCCGAAGTACCTCCTCGGCGTGCGCGATGTTGTTCGGGTCCTGTCGATCGCCGACGGCGGCAAGACCGACGATGGCGCGCAGCTGTTCGACCTCGCTGGTGTGATCGACGATGAGCGCGTGCACGCCGCTGACGTGTCGCTGCTGCCGGGTCCCGGGGATGTTCAGGACCCGGTCGGCGACCCCGACGACGACCCGGGCGAGGACGGCCTCGTCATCGTGGCTGTGGCTAACCACACGATCGCGGGCGTCAACATGGAATCGGGTGCGGCTGCTGCGTATTACAAGCACTATGGCGACGGCCGCGCGAGCGCCCGCACCGACTCGGGTATTACCGGCGGCACAGTCGATAGCGGGCCGAACTTCTCGACCGAGCAATTCTTCGTGAACCAATGGTTGTCGTTCGCGCCGTGGGACACCGTCGTTACGGAGCTGTACGAAGTTCGTGTGACCGTACTCGACGGATCGCTCGATGCGGGCACGGTCGGTACGTGGCTGCCCGGCGAAGACGATCACGAGTGGTCCCTCGGGGTCGCGACGGCCGTCCAGTCGCAGAGCGCGACGCTTTTCGTTGAGGTGCGCGAGGTCGCGACCGAGATCGTCCAAAGCAGCGCCACAATCGTGCTATCCGCACTGTCCGACACCGTAGGGGACTGACCCATGAGCCAATTCACGAATTACGCCGAGAACAAGATCGCCGACTATGTTCGCGGTCAAGGGCTCACGTTGCCCGCCTCGTGGTGGGTTGCCGGACTCACAGCAGCCAGCGATTCGAGCGTGACGGAGTCGGTCGGCCTCGATCGGTTCGAGCTGTCGCGGGCGCTTGCGAGCTGGGCCGGCACGCAGGGGGACGCGACGACCCTGGCCAGTAGTGGCACCAGCCACACCACGAGCAACAACATCGAGATCGATCTTGGCGTCGGGACAACCGACGCGGAAACGCTCGTCGGCGTGGGGCTATTCGATGCAAGCACCTCGGGGAACTGCTGGGCGGTGTGGCTGTATGCGACTCCGCTCGATGTGGCCCCAGGCGACCCCGTGACGCTGGCCGCTGCGATCGTGCGTTTTACTCTCGGCCTCACGAGCGGGATGAGCGATTACCTGTCAAACAAGCTCATCGACCTCTTGCTTCGCGGACAAGCCTACGCGTGGCCGGGGACGATCTATCACGCGGCCTACACAGCCACGCCAGGCAACGCCGGCGGGGGTACTGAGGTGGGCGGGGGTGTGGGGTACGCGCGGGCCGCGCTGGTGCCGTCGCTCACCAGTCTGAGCGGCACGCAAGCGCCCGCGTCGACGATCGCGAGCTCTGGTACCGGTGGGCGGATTTCGAACAACGCTGCTATCGCGCATCCATCGCCTACAGGGGCGTGGGGCGACATCGTGGCCGGCGGTTGGCACGACGCATCGAGCGCAGGGAACCTGCTGCTGTGGCACTCGCTGGCCAGTCCGATCACAGTAAGCGCGGGTTCTCCCGCACCGACCTATCAAGCCGACGCGATGGGCATTACCATTGCGTGACATGCGCAAACTCCCCTCATTGCTGCTGGTGCTGGTCGTGGCAGTGCACTACGGATATGCGCTGATCGCCGATTTCTACCCCGACATGTTGCCCGCTGCGAAGGCATGGGCGTCGGTGTTGCGTGCGCTCGAGGCCGCGACGCTGTACCTGGTCGTGTGGCGCCTCGTTCCGCTGAAGCCCGCGACCGCGCGTTTGGCGGTCGGTGCCGCGTGCGCGTGGGGTGCGATAGAGTCGATGCAGATCGCCGTTTGCCGTCTCGCGTATCCGATGGATCGGCCACCTCCTGAGGTGGGCCAGTTCGCCGGTCTGTGCGACAAGGTGACTGGGTGGCCGATCTACATGATCACGATCACGATCGTGATTCTCGTTGCTGTCCTGAGGAAATCATGATGGACCTGCCGCCCGAATTCTCAAAAGCCGCGCCTGGCCTCGCCGGCAGTTTCACGGCACTACTGCTCATGGTGGTGCGCGGGGAGAAGTTCAAGCACGCGTTTCTCCTCGGCATCGCGGGCGCAGTCCTCGCCAATTTTGTCGGCCCCGTGGCCGCCGAGATCATGCACAGCACCCAGGCCGTGGCGGGGTACGTTTCGGGCGTGTTCGGTATGGCGATCGTTGCGAAGATATTCGACATGATCGTCAGCTTCGACCATCGGAAGGCCGCGCGGGAGGCGTGGCTCGCGGTCCTCAAGCGCGTAAGGGGTTGATCATGTGGATTGTTTCGGCCGTATCCCTGGTCATCGTGATGGCCCTATGCGTTGTCGGCGTTTTCATCCCGAAGCGAATCTATGACGACAACCTCGCCCAATGCGTTGGCATGGCGGGGGTGTTCATGTTCTCGTGGCCGCGCCTCGCCCACCTGATCGAGCACCAGGAGATCACGAGTATCGTCGTTCCGGCACTGGCGCAGACCGCCGGGCACGTCGGGCTGGCCTTGTACGCCCTCGGGACTGCCTACAAGGCATGGAAGCACCGACCGCGGGCCGAGGGCGCCTCCCCGCCGGCCCGCCGCGTTACGGACATAGCCGGCCACGACATGCTGCGCATCTTCGGTCGGGGTCGCCAATGAACGTCGACCAGTTCATTCGAGCAGTCGGCTGCACGGCGGAACGCGCCGAAGTGTGGTTCGAGCCGTTCAAGGCTGCGATGGCCCTGCATGCGATCGACAGGCCGCTGCGCCAGGCGGCGCTACTCGCTGAGGTCGGCCACGAATCCGGCGGCCTGGCCCGCGTGGTCGAGAACCTGAACTATTCGGCGCAAGGAATGATGCGGGCGTGGCCGGCGCGGTTCCCTACGATCGAATCGGCTCATTACTACGAGCCGTCACCGGAGCGCCTCGCGAACTTCGTCTACGCGAACCGCATGGGCAACGGCCCGTATGCGTCCGGTGACGGCTGGCGGTACCGCGGTCGCGGGCCGATTCAGATCACTGGCGTAGACAACTACCGGAAGATGGGCAAGGCGCTGGGTCTCGACCTTGTCGAAAACCCGGACCTTCTGTCGCAGCCGACGCCCGGCGCGCTGTCTTCGTGCCGGTTCTTCGTCGACATCGGCGGGAACGATCTGGCCGACGGTTCGCTGATCGACGCGATCAGCCAGCGCGTGCAGGGGGTTTCGTCTCCCGAGAAGGTTCTCGGCCTCGTCGACCGCCGTGAGCGGTTCGCCGCGGCGCTTCTGGTGCTCACGAAAGGAACGACATGAACCTGAGTCAAAACAAACTCTCGCCGGCCGTGCAGGCTCTCATTGCCCTTGCGCTGCTGGTCATGTTCGCCGGCGTGCTGTTCGTGCCGTCGTTCAACCCAGGGTTCAAGGTCGACGCCGACACCAAGCAAACGCTGTTCACCCTGGTGACGGCGGTCGTGTTCTTCTTCATTGGCAAGAACACCGACAGCGCGAACCGAGACGCGGCCATCACGGCGGCCGCCATCGCCCCCGCACCTACGCCGGTCGTCGTGCCGGTAGCCGTCCCACCACAACCCAAGGAAACCAAAGCATGATCATCCGATTCCTCCTCACCATCGCACTGCTATGCCTCACGGCATGCCAGTCCCTCGGCGTCCCGCCGGCCGACACGTTCCAGAAGCGCCTGGCGGCCGGCTACACCACTGTGGCTGCTGTGGCTGACAGCGCTCGCACCCTACTCGTGACCGGCCGAATCACGCCGGCGGATGCGCAGCGGGTCGAGAAGACGAACACCGAAGCCCTTGCCGGCCTCGATGCGGCCGCTCAGCTCGCTCAAACGAGTCCCGGGCAGGCCGACACACGCCTCACGGTGGCGATCACCGTCTTGAGCGGCCTACAGGCCTTTCTCGCAACCCACGGAGCAACCACACCATGAACGCAGCTGCACTCCTCGAAGTCATCCTCGCCGGCTTGAATCACCTGAGCGAACTGTCGACGTTGTTCGGCAAGGCGCAGGCCGAGGGCCGCGACCTGACGCCCGAAGAGGTCGCGTTCGTGCGCGGCAAGGCCATTACGGCGAACAACGCGCTGCAGACGGCTATCGACGCAGCAACAGCCGTCAAGCCGGATGGGGCTGGCGGGCCGGGCGAGGAGAAGGTCTGATAGACTGAAGGTCGCCAAACCGGGGAAGTTGCTTGTCAGCGAGCCCACTCAGGGGGTCGAGCCGTCACAGGTCGATCCCTTGTTTCATTTGCGATACCGGCGGCCCCGCCAGCCGCCGGCCGCCCTGATCGGCCAGCCTGCCGCCCATGCGGGCAATTGCATCATGATCGCTTCGAGTTCCTCGACGGACCTGCGGCCGTGCGGCACTTCGCACGCCACCTCGTCATAGACGTGCAGCACGATCGGGTATCCGGCGGCCTCAAGGTTCACGCTGGCGAAACGCAGGATGTCGTTCGCCACGGCTTGCACGATGTTCTCCGTCAGCCGGCCGCCCCACGTATTCATCCGAATCCAGCCTACCGGGCCGTTCTTCGGGTTCGAGTTCCACCCTTCGTAGCTCAGTGAATATTCACCTTCGCGGCGCTGACTGGGTTCGAGGCGTGGCCGATGGTAGTGGATCAAGCGGCCTGACAGCAGGCGCAGAAATAACGTGTCGCCGCGCATGAGGAGCGTGATGCCGCGGTAACCGAAGGCCCGGCCCGGCTGCAGCACGGCTTGAATCGCGCACCCCTCGATGCCCCAATACTCGCCGCGTCGCCGGGACGGTTGCCCGCCCCATAACTCGACGATCGAGGGCGACGCGGCCCGCCACGCCAGGATTGCCGTCTTGATCTCCTCGTCGTTCAGGAACTCAGCGGCTCCAAAAGCCTTCCATGCGCCTATCCAACCTTGGTAACCTCCACTGAGTTCCGCAATTTTCCCTAGCTTGCGGTGAACGTGTCGGCCTTCAGTGGGCATCGGCACGCCGGTGATTTTCGCGGCGCTCATTTCATAGATGCGCCCGTGCGTGCGGAACACCTCGCGGCGCCACTCTTCGCCCGCGATCTCGGCCAGCACGACGGCCTCGATGCTGCTGTAATCGCTGCAGATCAGATCGTGACCGGGAGCCGCGACGAACAGGCCGCGCAGGCATCCAGCCACAGCGGGCATCGCGTCACCGTAGACGAATTCGATCGTCTCAAGCGAGCGATGCCGCACGAGTTCGAGGGTCTGTGCCGCGGCCTCGGGGCACCATTCGACTTCGCGAGCGGTCACGGATGCGTGACCCGTTCGCCGCCAATGACAAACGGCGTCTCGAACGTGCGAACGATCCGTGCCGCCACAGCTTGATAGGCGCGTGCGCGGGGCGCATCACGAGCCTCGCGACGACGGCGCAGATGCTCGCGAATCTCAGCGGCACGAGCGGCCAGGAACGCGCGGGATTCAGCGGTGAGATAGTACGGGGTGTTCATGTGGCAGTCACCTCAGTCGTTGTCGATGAAGAGACTTTAACCCTTACTGACGGCGCCGTCAACAAGCGCGAGGCACCACGGGCACGAACGGTGCGAAAGTGCGAAATACTTCCCGCATTCGCACAGCCACAGATTCGGCCCGCTGTTCGGCAGGTTCGTCGGTTGCGGGCCGTTGCCGGTCGCGCGGCCGGTGCGTGTGGCATGGAACGAAAACAGGTCGTGTAGGCGGCCGTCGGCCGTGACCTGATTCGAGATTGCGTAAAGTTTTTTTACAGCGGCTGACCCAATGGCCTGACGTATCTGCAGAACGCGGTAGACGTGCGCCACCTCCGGCCACACTGCGCCCCCGGTCTGTAGCACTTCACCGAGTCGCTCAAGCTCCGTGGTCACGGCCTCTTCGTCCAATGAGTCGAGGTGGCACCCCTGCGCGTGCAACCAACCTTGAATTTGCTGCACCTTGGACGCCGCATCAATGCCGGTGATCGCGAACAACTCAGCGTTGTACTTCGCGTGCGCCTGCTCGACGATCGCCACGCAGTCACGCACGCCGTCCATGTCGATCGCCACGCCGCGCATGTTGACCGCCTGATCGACAAACCAATACTCGAGATCGATGCCGGTGAGGTCAGGCACCGCGTGCGACACGGCCGCCTCGGCGCGGATGTCCTGCGTGTTGTACGCGATCAGCCGGGCGCCGTCGACTGGGTCGTCAGCGAGCGTGATACAGCGCCGTGCGTCTTTTTTCGTCGGGTTGCGTGGCTTGCTGAACTTGTCGAGAAGCCGCTTGCCTTCAGCGTCCTTCAGGTTGACGCCTAGAACGACCTCAGAGGCCTCCGACAGCGCGCCGGGGTACTGGGCGGCCCGCGACTTCGCCATGGCGCAGCGCAGCTGCCTGTCGGGCAGTGGCGGCCATCCGTACTTGGGCACGCACACGTTGCGCCACACCCAGCGCTCGAAGGCGACGTTCCACGCTTCGATCAGGCGGCCGGCGGCCAGGTGCTCGAACAGCGGCACAGGGGGCGGCCAGCCGGGCATCCACAATCGCGGGCCGTGACCGTCCTTCAGATCGTAGGAGAACGACAGGACCTCGCACGACGGATCTTCGGTGTAGCGCGCGGCGCCGACCACGAACAGGCCGGATTTCCCTTTAGGGGCGCCGGATGGGGGGCGCCACTTGCCGTCAGCCTCGTTCCAGATGAAACCGGCAGTCGAAAATGTTTCGAAATCCATATCTGCGATCTCGACCGTGTGGCCGAGGAGCGCGGGAATGGGCGGGCGCGGGGTCATAGGACTGGCGGGGTCGCCCAGATGTCGCGCGGGGCGGTGAGTTCCTCGAAGCGCTCGAGGAACCGAGACTTCGCGATCTCCGGGAGCCATGCGCGAATGCTGTTCAAGCCATATCGTCGTCCGACCTGAATGCCGACCTCAGAGGTCAGGTACGCGGCGTACTCACTTTTGAACATCCGGTGATCGGCTTCAGCCACGACCTCGCTCTTGGTGTCCGCCAGGCCGAACGACCGGCGGCACGCGATCTCGACGCGACGCTCGACGCGGCAGTAGTCGGGGCACAGGAGTTTCAGTGGCGCGCTCATGTCGCCGACGTAGGCCTCGTGCGCGTCATGCATGAGCGCGTCAAGCGTGTGTTCCGCCGGCACGAGGTACGAACACAGCACCGAGTGTTGCGCAACGCTGTAAATCGAGGTCCCGCTGATGTGGCCGGTGAAGCGGCAGAGTTTCGACAGCGCGTGGGCGATCACAACGACGTCGAATCGCTGCGTCTCCGGTTCGTCGAGACGGAAGGACGTGCGGTCGCAGAGCGTGATGATGGGTTGCATTGGCAGCCTTGGGGTAAGGGGTGGGGCGGCTCATTTACAACCGTCGCAAGGGGCTGCCGGCGCCGCGCGTGGCGGGGCCTACCCAAAGCATGCGGCTCGTCCGCCCCGTTGATCGATCAGGCCGTCGCCATCATCCCGTGCTGCAGCAGCGTGGCGTCCGTCCAACCCGCCGCAATCATCTGCTCATAACTCGCGCCGTTAGCGAGTGCGGTCATGCGGCGCTGCGGTGCGGCGGGGGCAGCAGGCGGCATCGTGGGCAGGCCCGGGGGCATCGGCACACCAGCCGGCATGGCAGAGGCCGGGCCAGGGGCACCCAGGAACGCCGGATTCGGCTGTACCGCGATCGGCGCCGCGGGGGCTGGCATTGCCGGCGGCATCACAGGCGGTCGTGCGGGCGGCAAAGCGGCAGCTGCCGGGTTCGCAGGGAAGCCCGGGGGAAGGGCACCAGGAACGCCCGCCGCGGGTGCGGCAGGGTTGAACCCACCACCCAAAGGGGCGGCACTCATGCCGGCCGGGAGCGGGCCGCCACCGAAGCCGACGGCGCGCGGGTCCGGGCCGCTGATGATCTCGGGGCCGTAGCCGGCGAGGGCGACCATGTTGTGGTTGATGAACACGCCCGGTTGCTGCAGCGATTCATTGCCGGCCACAGAGCCCGCAACTTGGATGAAATAGCCGCACTTCACGGCGTCGGGCTCGACAATCTGCTGCGAGCCGTCGGCGGTGTAGACCTTAGATGCGTAGCCGCTGGACATCATCACGACCCAATGACCGGGCCAGCCTTCTTGATCGCACGGACGCTTGCCGGCCTTGTTCGCGATCGTGCTGTCGCCGTCTTTCACCTTGAATGCGAAGGTCGGCGCCTGTGCCTGACCTTGAGGGAACGCGGCCACGGCGGTGTCCCAAATGATGCGCCCCCAGTCGGTTTGCGCGAAGTGCGTGTGACCCGCTTGCTTGGCGATGGCCACAGCGAGGAAATAGTCGACGCGCGGCTGACCGGCGTTCGGGCCGCTCTTGACGACCAGCGGGCGGCCTTCGTTGTCGGTCGTGCTCGGACGGTAGACGGAGCCTTGCACGAGGCGGCCGACGGGGAAAAGGATGTTGTTTCGGATGCTCATTGAGCGTTGCTCCTGATGATGGGGTGGTGAGTGTGGTCGCTATTGACGGCGCCGTCAACTACGCGCCGAAGACTTTCCGTGCGGCGATCGGGTCATCCGCGACGAGCTTCGCCTCGCCCGTCAACCGTTCTGTGAAACCGGCGGTATCGAGGCCCAGCTTACGCGCCTGTGAAGGCGTGATCGGCGCGGGGGGCTTGGCGAGAGGCAACCCCAACAGCGACCCCATGGCGAGCGCCTGGCCGGGGTCTTTCCAGTGCTCGCGGCCCTGCCCGTTCTCAATGTGCCAGTGAGACACCCGCACACCCACACGCAGCGCGGATAGCACCTGTTGCTCGAGGCCGGTGCGCCTCGCCTTGAGCAGGTTCGACGCGTAGGTGAGCCGTCGCAATTCCTGGCCAGCCTGTTCCGCGGTGAGGCTCAGGGGTTCGGTCTTGCCGACCACATCGCACACCATGAGCCCCGCGCGCTGCAGGGTCGTGCAGGCGTGGCGCCCGGGGCAGTGCATGCACTCGGGGCCGGTGTGCGTGGCCGGGGTGGCGCCCATCGCCGCCTCAGCCTTGCTCGCCATGATGTTGGCGTACGCCCGCAGTGCGCCTGATGTGGTCGACCAGGTCCGCACGTGCCCTTCACGGTGATGGCATCGCGGCTGCACGATGGTGAGGTGAACGATGATGCCCGGCAGGTGCTTCACGGGTTCGAGCAGGCCGATGGCGTAGGCCATCAGTTGCCAGTTCTCGAAGACCTCGACCAGCCCATGGCCGAACTTGAAATCAGCCACGTGCAGGCGTGCCGACGGTACGCGCCATTTGTACGCGTCGGGCGTGCCCCAGCACATCGGGTGTACCGCGGGGATCGTGACCGGTTGCTCGATGACCCACCCACCCGGGTCGGCCGCCTGCAGCGTGTCGACCATCAGCTGCGCGCCGTCGATCATCTCGTCATCGAGAACCACGCCGTTTGGTGCGATCTGGCCCTCGGCCACAGTTCGACCCGCCATGAGTTCGGCGAAGACCCAGTGCGCCGCGGTACCGTCGCGGCTGTCGGTGTCGTCATCGGGCTCCGGGTAAAGCGCGGACATCGCGAGCGAGCCCTCGCACTGAACGATGCGCGCCATGCTGGACGGCGCCAGGATACTGTGACCGTTCATGACTCGGGCTCCTCGGCGAGGCCACGCCAACGTAGCCCGCCGTTTTCGCGCGTCATTTGTATGGCTGATATCTCGCGCGCACGCTCCGCTCGACGCATTGATCTTGAGGCGCGCATCCACTGGCTACCCGTCCAACAGGCGAACAGCGGGCACGCCGGGAACTCGCGCTCCCATATGCCGGGACACGGTGGTTGCCCGCCGGCCCACGGCGTCAGCTTCGGGCCCTTCATGACTGCAGCGCTTGCCACACGGTCGGCAGCAGGTCCGGGCGGTTCGCCAGGGCCATGACCGACGGCAGGCCGAGGTCTTGCAGCTTGCGTGTCACGTGATCGGCCGTCACCTTGCCGTCCTTCACGAGGTTCGAGACGGCGCCCATGAACTCACCGAAGGTCGCGGGGGCGGGCGAGGTGGCGGCTGGCGGCTTCGGTACAGCGGGGGCTGCTGGCGCGGCCGCGGTGCCGGCGAGGTACTGCTCGGTCTCCCACGGCTTGCCGGCAATGGTGGGCGGCGTCGGCACAGCAGGCCCGGGCAGTGCGAGTGTCGCGCGCAGTTCCGCCTCGACGCGTTTCTTCAATTCCACGTCGTTCAGCCCACGGCGCTGGCGCCACGTACCGTCCGCGTTCTGGGCCCGCGTGCTGCCGTGGATGCGCGCGTCCCACGGCAGGCCCTGCGAGTCGAGCTCAACGCCAACCGGGGGGCCGCCGGCAATGGCCGGGGGTGCCGTCGCAGAGGCCGGGCCAGCCGCAGCGACGGGCGCCGCCGGGACAGTAGGGACGACCGGCACGCTCGGCGCCGAGGGCGGCGCGGCGCTGATGCTCTGACCACCGAAGACGGCCGCGGCCGTGAGGTCATCGGCGGGCGGGCTGCCGGCATCGGGGCGGTCGGGTGGGGCGATCAGCGTGGGGATCACGAGTGGGGCGTGCGTGTGCGCCGTGGCTTCGGGCGCTGCGCCGCGGGGCGGGATGACGATGCCCGTGCGTTTCGTGACCGCCGCGACCGGTCGCAGGTCAGCCATGGGGTCGACCCCGATCTGAACGGCGGGCGGCGCCGTGCCGAGGGCGGCGAGGTCTTGGATAAACCGTGAGAGCGCCGAGAGTTCGGCGGGCTTCGCGGTCGCGGTGTCAAAGGTAATTTGCACGATTCAGGCCTGAAAATGAGTTGCAAGAAACTGGACTGTAGGTGATACTGACGGCGCCGTCAACAAGGAATTCGATCATGTTTCAACGTATCCGCCAGTGGTTCACGCCTGACACATCGCTGTCCGTCATGATGAGCGAGCCGCCCACTGTGCCACGCCCGCGCTTCGTGTTCCCGCACAAGCCCGACGCCCTGCCATGTGTCGAAGGGTTCGAGTTCGAGGCGCTACTGCTCGATGGGCGCGTCCTGCGGGGCAAGGTGATGATGCTGGGCGGCGCGCGATGGTTGACACTATGTGACCCGTCGATGTCCGCCTCGACGTTGCGGGCGCAGACGCATAGCGTTCAGGGATGGCGGCACGTCGAGTAATGTCCGTTCTTCTCCGTCCTTACCAGCTCGAAGCGGAGCAAGCGATTTACGCCGAGTGGCAACACGTGCGCAACGTGCTCGCGGTGCTTCCGACCGGTGCCGGCAAAACGGTCCTCTTCAGCAAGATACTCGCCGATACACGCGGGCCGAGCGTGGCCGTGGCGCACCGTCAGGAACTCGTCTCGCAGATCAGTCTTGCGCTCGCCCGCAACGGGGTGCGGCACCGCATCATCGCGCCCGACAACGTGCGCGGCAGCATCGAGGCGCTGCACATGATCGAGCTCGGCCGGCGCTGGGTCGATCAGCAGGCGCCGTGCGGTGTGGCCGGCGTTGATACGCTCAATCGGATGACCGGGGCGCACTTCGATGCGTGGCGCAACGGCGTGCAGCGGTGGGTGATGGACGAGGCGCACCACGTCCTGCGAGACAATAAGTGGGGCCGAGCCTGCGAACTGTTCCCTAACGCCTACGGGCTGGGCGTGACGGCCACACCGGTACGCGCAGATGGCAAGGGCCTCGGGCGGCATGCCGACGGCCTCATGGACTCGATGATCGTCGGCCCGTCCATGCGTGACCTGATCGACGAGGGTTACCTGACGGATTACCGTATCTTCGCGCCGAAATCGGACCTCGACCTGTCCGCCGTCAAGGTCGGCGAATCGGGCGATTACGTGGCCGCCCAGCTGCGCGCCGCGGTGCACAAGTCGCACATTACGGGCGATGTGGTCGAACACTACCTGCGCCTGGCGCCGGGCAAGCTGGGCGTCACGTTCGCCGTCGATATCGAGTCGGCCACAGAGATCGCCGCGGCCTTCCGTGCGCGTGGTGTGCCGGCCGAGGTCGTCAGTAGCAAGACACCCGACTCGCAGCGCGTGGCGATCCTGCGGCGCTTCCGTCGGCGGGAGCTGCTGCAGCTCGTGAACGTCGATCTGTTCGGCGAGGGCTTCGACCTGCCGGCGATCGAGGTCGTGAGCATGGCGAGGCCAACGCAGAGTTACGCGCTGTACTGTCAACAGTTCGGCCGGGCGCTGCGCCTGCTGCTGGGCAAGCTCGTCGCGCTGATCATCGACCATGTGGGCAACGTCTTCCGCCACGGTCTGCCCGACGCCCGACGCGAGTGGTCGCTCGATCGTCGCGAGAAACGCGCACGCGGTGCCAACGACGCCATGCCGACCACGGTGTGCACGCGCACGGAGCCGGAGGCATGCGCCCAGACCTATGAACGGTTTCACCCGTGCTGCCCGTTCTGCGGCTTCGCGCCGGAACCCGTGGGCCGGTCGGCACCGGAGCAGGTCGACGGGGACCTGCAGGAGTTGGATGCGGCCGTGCTCGCGGCGATGCGAGGCGAAGCCGATCGTGTGATGGGCGCGCCTCGGATACCGGCGGGCGTGCCGGCGCAGGCGGTGCGGCACAACCACATGGAACGCCTGCGCGCTCAGGTGGCGCTGCGTGACGTGATGCAGATGTGGGGCGGCTGGCGTGAGGCGCTGGGCGAGTCGCTGTCGATGGCGCAACGGCGGTTTTACCTGACGTTCGGCGTCGACGTGATGTCGGCGCAGGCACTCGGGGCGCGTGAGGCGGGCGAGCTCATGGCGCGACTGGACGCGGCGATGCTCGGACATGTCGTGCCGGTTCGCACAGAAGGCATGAGCGACCCGCAACGGTGGTTGTCATCGTGATAAATTACTGTTGACGGCTCCGTCAGTAAGGACTAGAGTACACACATCGACAACGCAACGGGACGAACGAAAATGAACATCATTAGCCAAACGCACCGTGCAGAAATCGCTCAGATGATCGAACGTTATGAAGCGGCCGTGAAAGCCGGCCAGAAGATTTCAGAAGAATTCCATCATTTCGCCCGTGCCGCCAAGTATGTCGTGGCGATTGAAGACGGCGGCACGGACGTTTCCCTACATTCACTGCCCGCCAAGCAAGTCGTCGAGCTGTTCGCGCGGATCGTCGCATGAACCACCTAGCCTCTTGGGCGCAGCGACACGGCGTGAGTCAGCAGGCTCTCGCCGACCTCCTCGCCCTGTTCAATCTCGACCCCGCGCACAGCGAGACGCCGGCCATCGCAGACCAGACGCTGACCAGTGAGGCGGGCGTGCAGGCGATGGTGCGGGTGGAAGCGTCGCGCATGGGGTGGCGCCTGTTCCGCAACAACCTCGGCGCGGGCAAGCTCGATAACGGGTCGTTCCTGCGATGGGGCCTATGCAACGATTCGCAGCGCCTGAACGACGCGATCAAGTCGAGCGATCTCGTGGGCTGGACGAACACGGGGCGCTTCGCCGCCGTCGAGTGCAAGGAACCGGGCTGGCGATACACCGGGACACCCCGGGAGCTGGCGCAGCTGAAATGGCTTGAGCTTGTGGCTGGTGCGGGCGGCATCGCGCTGTTCGTCACGGGGCCGGGGCAACTACCGAAGGATGATCGATGACACCTAGCAACCGAAATGTCGATGTCGATCAGATCGTCTACGCGCTTGAGCGGCAGATCGCCGTTCTTCAGGCGCAGGCCGATCGTCTCGGGGCGGCGCACGATTACAGCGCCGAGTTTCCCGCCGAGGACGCTGAACGACTGCGGGAGGCTATAGCGATTTTGCGCGGCGAGGTAACGGTCACATGACCTACACCCCCAAACCCGGCGGCGTCCCCGACCGTGCGATCCGGTTCCTTCGCGAGAACGGGCCGCACCGTCACACGGCCCTGGCCCGGGGTATCGGCGCGATGAAGACGGAGATTCACGGGGCGTGCCGCAGCGCCATGGCTCACGGGGCGATCGTGTTTCGCGATGGGCTGTGGTCGGCGCCAGGGGAGACGGGGACGTGAGCACCGACCGCTACGCCTCGATGTGGGAGCGCTTGGTGGCGAACACGCACGAGCCAGAAAACGAGCAGGCGTGTTGGCCCTGGTCGGCGCAGTTGGATCGATACGGTTATCCCCGGTTCGCCCTGCGCCTGCCGTTCAAGCCATACCCGGTCAACCTGATGGCGCACATCGCCGCCTATGTCATCGCCGAGGCGCGGCCGGAAACGCTACACGACTTCTGGCTCGCCTACCTTGAGCTGCGGTGCAGCGGGCTTGAGCTCGATCACACGTGCAACAACGAGTCGTGCATCTACCCGGACCATCACGAGCCGGTGACGCACCAAGTTAACTGTCAGCGGCGTAACATGCGGCGCATAGGAGTGATCCCATCATGACGAAGAAAATCAGTGAGTTGAGCGCCGCTACGGAGCCCCTGGCCGGCAGCGAACTGCTCGAGGTGGTTCAAGGCGGCACCAGCAAGAAAGTAACCGCCGCGGGTCTGATCACGGACCCGCTTCTGACGCCACGGGCGCTGATCGGGGCGGGCACTTTCGACGCCAACAAACTTTCAGGTGATGACGAGCACATCCTCGAAATCACGAACGACCCATCCCTGATCGCCGGAGGGACGTCGGGGTGGGGTAAACAGCTCCTCAGAATCAACAGCTATGGCGTCGACGCCTACGGCAATAACGTGCATTGGTGCCGGTACCGTGGCACTGAAGCCTCGCCTACCGCGGTGGGCATCAACGACTATTTTCAGTCCTTCGGCTACCGTGGTTGCGATGGGAGTGTGGCGCTGTCGCAGAGTGCCGCGGCCTTCCAAGTGCAGGCGACGGAGAACTGGGCGGCGGGCGCGCACGGGATCAAGTTCGCGTTCGAGGTCACGCCCGCCGGTAGTACGACGCGCTCCCGTGTGGTCGAAATCGACTCCACTGGCGTGGTGATCACGGGGGCCGTCAAACCATCGGTGAAGACAGGCCAGGCGTTCGACTTGACTGTGGCCGCCAGTGATGAGGGAACTGCGCTCACAACGGGCACGGGGAAGGTTTCGTTTCGTATGCCGGCGGGCGTCACGTTGAGTGATGTACGCGCGTCGTTGGGTGTTGCCCAAACCAGCGGTTCGATTCTGACCGTTGATGTCAACGAGAGCGGGTCGTCGATTCTGTCTACCAAGTTGACTATAGATAACACGGAAAAGACGTCAACCACAGCGGCAACAGCGCGAGTGATCAGCGATGCGAACCTGGCCGATGATTCCGAGATTACGATCGACATCGACCAGGTCGGCGACGGCACCGCAAAGGGGTTGAAGGTGACGTTCATCGGGGTGTACGCATGAGCATGCTCCTCAACCCGTTCTTTGTCGGAGCGCCAGGGGGCGGCGGGGGTGGCTCAGATGCTGACTATGCGAGCGTGGTTCTATTGCTCGCGTGCGACGGCACAAACGGGAGTACCACGCTCACCGACAATTCGGGATCGCCCGCCACGCCGACATGTCAAAACGGTGCCGCGCTCAGCACCACGCAAAAGAAGTTCGGGACCGCTTCGCTGTTTTTGGATGGCACGAACGACTACGTGCAAACCGGACGCGGCCAGGGCATTGGCAGTGGGCAATTCACCCTCGAGGCGCATGTTCGTTGCACGGGCGCCGTCGATGGTCGAGTGATCTCGTCTCAAGATTCAAGCACCGTCAATCCGGTGATTTTCCTGCGCACCAATAGTGACGGGTCGGTGACGGTGATCCTTCGGAACAGTGCGGGGGGCGGAACGTTCGTCCTATCGTCTGCCGCGAGTTTGATCACGATGAACGACAGCACGTGGTATCACTTGGCGACCACGCGAGATGGGTCGAATCGAGTGGATATCTGGATCGACGGCGTGTCAGTCGCCAATGGAACCTCGGGTACTAGCCCAGCCGGTGCCGCGCCATATGTCCTCGGGTCGCAGTACGGCAGCGGGGAATTCTTTCAGGGCTACATCGACAACGTTCGAATCACCGAGGGAGTGTGCAGATATACCGGAACTTTCACGCCACCCGCCGCAGCCTACCCCACTTCTTAATTGACGGCGCCGTCAGTAGCGCCTATAGTTCAGCCATCGACAACGAAACGGGATGGATGAAATGAACGGCCACGAAGAACACACCATGAGCCTGTCGGCTCGCCACCTCCTGAGGTTGGCGCACGCGCTGCGCTCCGGCGAGCAGGCTGAACAACACCATTCGTGGGAGTGGATGGCGCGGGTGTTGGCGGCGCGGCTGATCGGGGAGGGAGTGTGATGGAAGCGAAGCACACACGGGGGCCGTGGGTCATCAACGACCTGTATGCCGACACCGAGATTCGTGGCCCCGAGAACTCGGGAGCCCTGATTTGCGTGATGTCCCAGTGGGGCACTGCTGCCGACGAACCCAGCCCGCAGCGCGCAAACGCCCGCCTGATCGCCGTCTCGCCTGAGTTGTTCGAAGTGCTCAACGAATGGCTTCGCCTTGAAGAGGTGATGGCGACTGCGCGTCGTTCGGTCAAGGACCCATCGACACCGAACCGCTTGCCGCCCGGCGCGATCATGGAGATCTACAAGGCGCACGAACTGCGGCTCCCCGAGGTGATGTCCAAGGCCGCTGCCGCCATCGCCAAAGCCACGGGGGCAACCAAATGAGCGCCGACCTCCGCGATCTGCTCGTCGCCATCGTGCTGATGATGTACGGGTCGTCCATCGTCTTCGTCACGATCACGGCCCTTGTCTACCGGCGCGAGTGCCGGCCGCTCGACAAACCCCTCTCGGCGGCGATGGTTGCCGTCGGCCTTGCCGGTCTCATCATTTACACGGTGCTGCGATCATGACATCGGCCATCCTCACGCCCACCCGCCGCACGCTTCGTAGCCGTCTCGCCGCCCGTTGGCGTGCGATGCTGCTGAGCGCATCGATCAAACGTTTCGAGGAGCACGTGCAGCTGCTGAACCACGAACTCGACAAGCTGCCGCGCTCGCTGTACCTTACCGAGCTGCACCTCGCCGATATGCGCGTGCGGCTGGCGCTGACGGAGTTGGACTTGTGAGTGGTCGCGACGCTCCTGGCGTCTGTGCGCATCCACGCACGAAAGTCACCATAAGCTGCCAACTGGGCGGCATCACGTACCGCTGCCGCAAGT